TCTACCTTGTGGTATGCCATAGTGTGAGCCGTTGCGAGCGCTTGGATTCCACCTACTCTCATGATGATATAACTCATCTAAGCAATAAAACTCTGTGAATGAATGATGTAGTTTAATAAATGCATATTGTTTGTAGTGTGTAGCTCTTGGTACTGCATAAGATTCATCTACTAATAAAAGCGATGCAAGTAAAACGCATAGAGCCGACCCAAATAGCCAGCACCTTCCGAGCCAGCCTCTGGGCGGCTCAGCCTTTCGCTTTAAGAGCGAATGCTGTTTTGAGCCTACCATAGATCACCTAATCCTTTCAAACATAATAGCCATATAATCTCACTATGTGGACAGTGATTTACCTCACAATAACAAATTTACAACTCCAATGTATTTCATACTGATCAATCCAAGTACAATCATATCCAGCCTCACTCATGGTTTAGAGCCCCATCCAGTACCCTTTAAGATTATGCCAGGTGCTGAATACATACGTGCCATATCTAGCCCACACTTAGGGCAAAGCATCCCGCCGTCATCCTCTTTATATGTCCTATGCACACTTCCATAAGTACCACACTCATTACAGCTATATTCATACGTTGGCATCATATTCTCCAATCAATAGGCAAGTGTGGCAAGGCAGTGTGTCAAACTGCCAAGCCCCACAGCTATTACATCTGCTAACCTTGCTGTCTTTGGGTGCATCCTTCTGCTCAGCTATGTTCTTGACACCAACACAGCCACAGTCCATGCACTGATACATCTTGAACCCATCTGGCATATCTGCCTGGTCAAGCCATAAGAACTCAGTGTTACGACTACACCCATTACATTTGAATTTAGTCACGATTAATCAACTCATGACATCTAAAGCATGTGCCATCCTTAAATACTCGGTCATCATCGCAAACTTCACATTTTATGACAGATTCTTCTAAATGCACACCATTATCATCCATAACGACCTGAACTCCACGGCCGTTTATAAAAGCAATATAGCCCACGATTACTCCTTATCCTCTGGAAAGTACCAGCCGCCAGCACTTGTTACTTTAGCCCAGCGTGCATGCTCTTTAACGCCTTCTTTACAGACATATCCGTAATACGGCTTGTTGGTTGTCTTAGTTAGTCCTGTTTTAAGGATGTGTCCGTGCTCGCACTCTGGCGGCGGGTTTGGTTCTCCGCTGCTAGCGACATCAACGACATCACCAACACTCCACGATACAGGCGTAGGATCTTTGGCTTTGGCTTCATCCGACGAGAAAGCCTGACGTAACGCAGATTCAACCGCAGCTGACCTAGAGCCTGGCCGACCATATATGACTTTGTTTTCTTTTTCATTTACCGATGCCATTTCTTCTCGGCTTGGTCGTTTACCTTTAGCTGAGAAACCTGCGTTTGCAAGCGCCCGACCAATCGCACTTGTTTCCGCATTAGGTAGAGCGAAATTTGCGTTAACACCCCTATCACTAATAGTCTCCAACGCAATCCCCGAAGCACACGCTTTGAGATCGGCTTCTGTCTTAAAGATTCTAGCGATAACGATGAATCTGTTTGCACTAGCTTCAAGTAATTCTGTTTCGATTCTTCCATCTGGATAATCCTTCCACCACTTATGTAAACGTTCATCTACTGTTTCATATTGACTTAAATCAAAAGCCATTATTCCTGCCAATCTAATGCGCTATCGGTCATCGCATCCTGACATGTTTTGGATATTGCAATATAACCCAACGCATCTGCGTAGTTGTCTTGATACTGTGGAGATTCCACGCTTCTACTGATTTTGACCATCGCCATACACATAGCGACCTGGTTAGCTGTAATTGGATAGCCAAGATAGGCACTCCACAGTTCTGCAATCCTTTTATGCTGCGGATACGGATGGCCGTACTTTGCACCTCTTTGGTGGATGGTCTCTGTAACGTGGTCAAACAGTTGCTCACTTGTAGTCGTCATAGTTAAACACCTGGTCTGCTTTGTTTTGTGTCATTCTTCTGTGCATATCCCAGCCATCTTTACGGCCTCGCCAGTAATGCGTTTGCTTGCGATCTTCAACCTTCAAAGCCACAAACCAGTAAAGGGTAATAATCCCTATACATAAATAAACTGCATTTTCGAAACTCATGTAGCCCTCTATTCTATGCACGCTTTGTGCACAGGATTAGTGTCCATCATGTGTACGACTTTGTGGAGTATTTATGGGCTATTTTTGATAACGATTTGATAACGTTATTTGTAGAGTTTGCCCTCAAATATGAAGCTGCCATCGGCATTAATAGGCACAGTTATTACCTGGACTTTACGCTCATGCACGTATGCGACGGCAAAGCCTTGTTGCCAGTTAGCATAGCCCCTAGTGTATGCCATGCCTGAACTACTCAAATCTACTAAATTGCCAACCTCAACGCCCCACACAGTACGCCCTAATTGGCCCCTAGAAGCCTCTGTAAAGGCCGAAACCCCTAGTCTATGGGTATGACCACACACCACTGATTTTCCTAGTCTCCTAGCCCCATTTAAGGCCGTTTGTCCAGGTACCTGACTAAGCGGAAAGGCGTCGCCATGGACGGCTGTCCAGCCTGGCGCCCAGTCAATACCATATGGACTAAATTTAATGCCTAATTTGTCATAACCCATGAATCGTTCATACTGCATCTCTGGCAGATTTAAGAAGCTAGGCAATCTCTTTTTGATAGATCGATAAAGTCTTATTCCATGGTTACTACCTAGTACATCGGTTACACCCAGGTAAGTTAAAACTTCTTGTGTTTGTTTTCTATCGTCATTTATATTGCCCACCATCTCATCGATAGTGCCAGCATTAAAACCGCCTAGCTGTGGTAAATCAATTTCATCACCAATGCATATGGTTCTATGCGGATTCCATTTAGCCAAAAAACGGCCAACAGATTTTACAGACTTCTCATTAAAAAAAGGTACTTGCAGGTCAGACACAAACGCTATGCGCTTAATCGTCATCCTCTTCTGGAGTAGGGATAGTTGGGATAATGCCCTTATCGCCTACGATCCAGTCAGGCATAGAGTCAGGATTATCCATAAGGTACAGGGCTACGGATTCAGAAAATCCAGCCTTGCGAGCAGCAGTAAACATCGTATGTTTAGCAATATAGAAAACCTCAAGTTTAGTTAATGGCTCTGGTGTTTTACGCACCCTGCGCCTATTAATCTTCTTGCGTTTACGTGTAGTTGCCATATTAAAATTATCGCTTACTTAGGATAGTAAACAGATCATCAACACGCTGTTCAAGTCTATTTAGTTGATCTTTCATAGAGCTGCCGCCGTTAGGTTTTAACTCACTAAGAAAACTTTTAATAACCCATCGTAGAGCCACTAATAAAGCTCCTGCGATAGAGCATACGCCTACGCCAAAGGCAACCCACTCGTTCGGTGTCATTTCGCATTAACACCATAGTCTGCTTCTTTACCAGAAGTAGGATCTACAGCCTTTACTATTGGTGCAACTATCGCACCTAGAAGTGTTGCATAAGCAGGGTGGATATCGGCAACAATGGCTAGTGCCACAGTAATACCGCTAGCTGCTACAGCTCTTAAATATGACTTAATTGCTGCCTTGTGTTTGTTTGATAACTTCATATTTTTCCCCCTAGTAGTGGTATATCGAATGGTTTGCTGTCTTTGTCTCCTGCTTTAGTAAAGCTAATATGGATGTGCCGCTTATGTGGATTTATGCCACGATATCTACGCCACTTGAATCCGAATCTTTTTGATGCAATAAAGCCATTATGTATTACGTAAGATATACGCTTATCGGTTTTTGCACATACCCTGATCTGGTCAGCCAGATATATCGAGAGTTGCTCGGATGAATCCAAGCGAGAATCAATATCAATGGCTCGGACGACCCCAGATTTGTCTGGATTATGATCCGATCTGGTGGCGGAATGACGAGCATCACCAATCCACCCATCACTGGTAGTCCTGCGATCTGGATACCAGGTATCAATTTGATCTCTTAACTGCACTCCAGCTGCACATAACCACGGCTTAAATGTCATTAACTATCTCATGTTCATTATTAATACAATCCCATTTAGCTAACTCAACATTTAATAAAGCTTCTGAATGACATTTCGGTGGCATAAAAATATCTTCTACTGGTAAATAACTAAAACCTATACCAGCATAATTGCCTCTAATTTTTCTATTATAACTTGTACGTTTACAAGTTTGACCTCTGAAATTTCCATACCAAATTTCTGGGTCTAAACCTTCTATAGTTTCTTCTTCATCAATACCTACTATAACTTCGGTAACAATATTGTTTTGATCTAAAAATGCGTAATGTGCCATTATGACCAACTCACATTTCCAGTGCCTGCAGTAATACTTGTAATTTTATCTGATCCACTTGTTGAGGTAGATAATGTTAATCCACCACCAGGGTTTGAAATTGTAAATCCACTTGGGTATTTTAGAATTACAATACCAGAGCCACCATTTGCGCCATTATTAACTGTGCTTCCACCAGCACCACCACCGCCACCGCCAGTATTAACAGTTCCTGCACCAGCATTATTAGAACCATAAGAGCCACCTGCACCACCGCCACCTGCACCACCTATTCCAGTGCCACCAGCACTACCAATACCACCACCGCCACCACCTGCATAAGTTACAGAACTGCCAGTAATGTTATTAGCTGTACCATCTCCACCTTCTGAATGTGCATCTGTATTACCTGCCTCAGAAGCTCCACCGCCACCACCACCAGCTCTAGTTGTAGGGCTACCATTTCCACCAGCAAAACCTTCTACTGGAGAATAAGAACCTGAATTTCCTGCACCACCTGAACCTTCTGTAACAACACCGCTTGCGCCACCCATACCACCGCCGCCAGAACCACCGCTTGCGCCATTTGGTGTATTTGGTGTTATATCTCGGCTTCCACCATAACCACCACCACTTGAAGTAGTTGTATTAAAAACAGAATTATTACCATTAGTAGGTAACACATTTGTAGCAGCGATAGCACCAGTACCACCAGCACCAACTGTAACAGTATAATTTGTTGATACAGACAAAATAGAACTTGTTATATATCTATAACCGCCAGCACCGCCACCACCTGCAGCAATAGAAGAACCACCTGATGAACCACCACCACCACCGCCAGCGACTACTAAAGAATCAACAGTTAATATTGGTGGGGTTACAACTTGATGAAGTCCAGCAATAATATTTAACATTTAACCAACAGCTCCTACAACATACCAAGTATCTGTAGCAGTTTTAATACATACGGCTGATTTGTATTGTGCCAAAGTTGGTTGAGCAGCGGTTGATCCTGCACTTAAAACTGTTGTAGTTCCAGAGGTAACTGCCTTAATGGTACAAGTACCTGCACCAATATTTAACACTGTTAAAGCTGTGCCAACAGGATATGCAACTGAGGCATTTGTCGGAATTGTGAAGTTTACGGCACTTGCTTTATTCATCAAAATTAATGCTTGATATTGTTCATTAAGTACTGGTGTGTAATCTGCGGTTTGTGCAGTACCTACAGTAAATGAAGTTAAACCATTAAACATAGCAGCACTAAGTACATCACCTGTGCTTGCTGGAAATCCTGTTGCCATTATTACTCCTTAATAAGATAGAACGTTTTGACCTAGTACGCCATAGTTCACGT